GGGGATATTGATGATTTTTTAAACCAGATGGATCTGGGTGACCCCAATCCAAACAACCACAAGACAGGCTTTGATGGAGCTGAAGATATTGTTGACTGGTTTACCTATGACAAACCAGATGATTGGAGACAGCATGACTGATGGCTGAGAATACTGCTTATAAGATGAACCCTCTATTGAAACAGAGGGGTGTACAAATTGACTTTACTAAGGAACAGGTTGCTGAACTCATCAAGTGTCAGCAAGATCCAGAGTACTTCCTTACAAACTATATTAAGGTTATCAGTTTGGATGATGGTATTGTACCCTTCCATCCATATGGTTTTCAACAGAAACTAGTACAGAGTTTCCACAACCGAAGGTTTACTATCTGTAAACTACCTCGTCAGTCAGGTAAGTCAGTGACCGTTACTGCTTACCTCATTCATCAGGCTATCTTCAGAGACAATATTAATATTGCTATCTTGGCTAACAAGAGGGAGACTGCCTTTGAACTGATGGCAAAACTACAAACCTCTTATGAAAACTTACCTAAGTGGCTACAACAGGGTGTCCTCGCCTGGAACAAAGGATCTATTGAACTGGAGAATGGTAGCAGAATTACTGCGTCATCAACTTCCAGTTCCGCCGTCCGTGGATTTTCCTACAACATTGTCATGTTGGACGAATTTGCATTCGTCCCCACCAACATCGCCGACGAATTCTTTAGCTCTGTATATCCTACTATCTCATCTGGTAAGTCCACAAAGGTAATCATTGTATCTACCCCTAACGGGATGAACCACTTCTATAGGATGTGGCATGATGCAGAGAAGAATAGAAATAGTTACAACGCCATTGAGGCACACTGGTCAGAGGTCCCTGGTAGAGACGACAAGTGGAAGGAAGAGACGATATCTAACACCAGTGAACAACAGTTCGCACAGGAGTTTGAGTGTGACTTCATTGGTTCTGCTGGTACACTCATCACAGGTTCTAAACTGAAGTCACTGGTCTATGACGACCCACTGTATAGTTCAGCAGGTCTAGACATCTATGAGGACCCTATCCCAGGTCATGAATACCTGATGACAGTGGACGTGTCAAGGGGTATGAGGTTGGACTACTCTGCTTTCATCCTGGTAGATATTACTGAGTATCCACACAGGATGGTAGGTAAGTACAGGAACAACACCATCAAACCTATGTTGTTCCCTGATATTATTGTTCAGGTGGCTAAGAACTTCAACAACGCCTGGATACTATGTGAGGTGAATGATATTGGAGACCAGGTAGCCTCTATCATCTTCTATGACATGGAGTATGAGAACCTATTGATGACTGCTATGAGAGGTAGAGCAGGTCAGGTGTTAGGACATGGGTTCTCTGGTGGTAAGACCCAGCTTGGACTTAAGATGGCGGCAGCCCCTAAGAAAGTTGGTTGTAGTAACCTCAAACAGATGGTGGAGTCTGATAAAATTACTTTCAAGGACTTCCAGATCATCAACGAGTTGACCACGTTTGTTGAGAAGAGGGACTCGTTTGCGGCTGAAGATGGATGCCATGATGACTTAGTGATGTGTATGGTGATTTATGCTTGGGCTGTAGCTCAGGACTACTTCAAGGAGATGACTGACCAGAGTGTCAGGAAGGAAATGTATGAAGAGGATAAGCTAGGTATTGAGTCTGACATGGCTCCGTTTGGTTTTGTGACTGATGGATTAGATGAAGGGACATTTGTAGAGGGTGGTCAAGTATGGAGAGAGTCTAGTCAATATGATGAATATGGAGTTCCCTATTCACCATATCAATGGGAAGAAAGGACTTACGGAGGAGACCCCAACTGGTTTACTCAGTTTTAATAGGTTCTACCATAAGTTTTTAGTTTAATATATTATTCCGTAACCCCCTAGAAACACAGGTATTTCTAAATACTTTTGAATATTCCCTATATTCAGGAGTAAGAGATGGTTATTAAAACCGCGTCTCCTGGTGTATTCGTTCAAGAGATTGATCTCACCAGGGGCACATCAGATGCGATTACGCAGAACGTAGGTGTATGTTGTGGTCCTTTCGAGAAGGGTCCAGTCGATCAACTTACACTGGTGACTACAGAGGTAGAGTTCAAAAATATCTTTGGTGGTCCAACCGACGAAAACTATGAATATTGGTGGACGATTAACAACTTCCTAGAGTACTCTGGTACCTGTTATGTTGTTAGAGTTGACGACGAGATGGGTGACTCCGTAGACAGCGCTGCTGGCTTCGGGATCCATCCCCAGAAGATGAGAAATGCCACTGACAACTTTGAGTATGTCCCCGAGGGAGACAGAGATGCTGAGCTAGAAGACTCAGAAACCACTAGTAAGATCTATGTGAAGAACGAAGATCAGTTCTTTACTGAACTAAACGGACTCGTTCCTACACAATATGATGGTGGTACAGGGGAGAGAATCCCAGGTACAGGTGGTAGGTTTATCTCTAAAACTCCTGGTAGATGGGCTAATGGTCTAGCAGTTGCTGTCATTGACAGAGGTGCAGACTGGCAGTTGACACTTAAGTCAGCCGACCCTTCACTTACAACAGACAGTGTTCTAGTTGTGACTGGTGGTGACGCTGATAGTAAGGGAGGAGATGTCCTAGATGGTGGTGAGGCTAGTAACATTAGCCCAATGTTGAAGGCAGACACTATTTCAAATGTCAACCAACTCATCAAGCAGTCAAAGCAAGTCTATCCTACACTTGATGTCGGACAGAAGGTTGCAAGATACGCTAAACTAGTATTTGATAAGGGTGACGAGGGTATCGAACCCGACCTAGAGAACGTTAGTGACATCAGCCTAACAGACAAAGGTGATGGTATTACTGGTGACAATGGTACTCTCAATGGCACCAAAATGGGTGTTGCCACCACCACTGATGGTGATGGACAGAACCTAGCACTTGACCTTGTCCTAGTCAACGGACAGGTTTATAGCTTCAGTATCAGTACCTCAACTGCTTTCTCACCTACAGGATATAAGAAGGGTGATACAATCACCACCAATGTCCCCGGTGCTACATCACAGGCTGTATTTGAAGTAGAGTCAACAACAGGTCCTGAAGGTCTAGTCATTCAGTTTGGTGATGTCACTGCATCTATCATGCACGTCCAGTATGGCTCCAAGCCTAACGAAGACGGCATTTCTGTAGAGGACAGAACCAAGATTGACTATGTGACCATCGCAATGAAGCCTGACACCGACAATAATTTCGGTGACTTCCAACCCGGTGATGACATCCTCGATCCCGTCAACTTTGGTGCTACCATTGGTAAAGTAGAGAGTTGCTTCATCCTAGGTGACTGGGTGTTCTACTCCAAGTCTGGTCCTCAACTAGTCAATGTTATTTGGGAACCCAAGACATACACCAGAAACGAAGGTATGGAGTGGTTCTGGCCTAACAGACCATTCGATGGTGAGATTGTATATGACGGCAAGACAGCTGTCAATGGTACAGGTATTCCCATCGAGTCAGAGAACTCACCCAACCCCATCACTGGTCAACCCATCTATCTCACTGTACAGGGACCTGCAACTGTAACACCTTCCACAGGTGATACTATTGTTTGGAACTCCAGAAAGGAGATTTGGACAACCAACTATCTTCCTAAGGAAGATGACCTACTCATCAACCCTGAGACTGGACTTGCTTATAACGTTCTCAGATCTGATGACTGGTACTCACAACAGGTAGCCTTCGAAGGTCTCCCTTGGAGACAGTTCGCTAAGAGACCTGGTACGTCAGCACACGCTCAGGATATGGGTTGTGAGGATGACGAACTCAACGTAATCGTCTATGACGCTATCGGTGATGCCACTGGTCAGAGAGGAACCACTGTTGAGCAATACGCTCTAGTGTCTAAACTCAAGGGTGCTAAGACGGTTGAAGGTTCTAACAACTACTATCACGATGTCTTCAATAACAACTCTGCTATTCTATATGCTAACGAGCAACTGAATATCATTGGTGATATTGATGAAGGTATCAACGCTGGTAAAGTCAGACCTGGTACTAAGATCTCAGCTGACCTCAGATGTGCTCTACTACAACCCAGATATGGTGGTGTAGACTTTAGAAACATCAAAGAAGTGGCACTTGAGAGAGTGGTAGATGTACCTTATGTCATCCTAGGTGGTGAGGATCAACTCACTGCATCACTTGGTGAGATCCAAGCTGGATACGCTAAGGTCACAGAGGAGAACGTAGCCGACCTCGACTACATCATTCAAGGTCCAGCTTACGACCTCATGACCATTGGTCAACTTAATAACACCACAGACTATGGAAGAAAACAGTCTTCAGCTATCGCTAAGGCTAACTTCCTAATTGCCATCGGTGAGGAACTTAAGACCGCTATGGTTCTTATCTCACCTCCAAGATGTGCTGCACTTGATCCACAGAACGCTGGTGAGATTACACGTAAGATTGTTGACTGGTCTGAACTAGTCGCTTCTTCCTCCTATGCTGTCATGGACAGTGGTTACAAGTACACCTATGACAGATTCAGAGACAAGTACGCTTACGTTCCTCTGAACTCTGACATCGCTGGTACAATGGCTAACACGTCACTAGTATCACAACCCTTCTTCTCTCCTGCTGGTCTCGCAAGAGGTCAGATCCGTAACGTAGTCAAACTAGGTTATGATCCTTCTAGGGAACAGAGAGACCTACTCTTCACTGACAGAGTCAACCCTGTTGTCACATTCCCTGGAGAGGGTACTATCCTCTACGGTGATAAGACAGCACTAGCTTACTCATCTGCCTTTGATAGAATCAATGTCAGAAAGCTATTCATCTATTGTGAGAGAGAAATCGCAAAGATTGCCAAGCAGGTACTCTTTGAGTTCAACGATGTCCCAACACGTGTGTCCTTCAAGAACAACGTGAACCCATTCCTCAGAGACGTTCAGTCCAAGAGAGGTCTTATTGACTTCCTCGTGGTCTGTGATGAGTCCAACAATACCCCCGAGGTTATTGACAGGAATGAGTTTGTAGCTGACATCTACATCAAACCCAACCGTTCCATCAACTTCGTTCAACTCAACTTTGTTGCCACGAAGACAGGTGTTTCCTTCTCTGAAGCCGTCGCGATGGTTAGAAGAGATACAGGATTCAACTCATAATAGGAGAACATACAAATGGCACTTACTAGCAAGCATAGTATTGAAGACTTTAAGTCAGCTCTCCAGAATGGTGGGGTTCGCCCCACTATGTTCTCTGTGGAAATGGACTTCCCCAGAATCGTTATGGAAGCAGCTGGCCTAGACAATGGAGAGCTCAAGGAGAAATCTAAGTTTCTCGTTAAAGCATCACAGATTCCTAACTCCAGTATTGGTGTAGTTGAGATTCCTTTTAGAGGACGTAAGCTTAAAGTTTCTGGTGACAGAACCTT